GAAAATATTCTTAACGAAAACGAAACAAATGAGATTAACAAGAAAAATGAAGATACAATTGTTAGGATTCCTATTGACTTGGATGGTGATGGAACAATTGATGGTTATGATACGAATAATGATGGGTTAATTGATGAATGGAGTGAATTAGGCCACGAAAAAAACTTAAATTTAAAAAATACACTACCATACTACGCTAAATCTGATTTTGATTGGGATAATAAGAGTAAATGGATAAATGACCAAAATGCGGTTAATTATTGGTTAAAATACAAAAAATCTCAACAAGACGATTTAATTAAAACATACTAATTATTTGGTAATTTAGAATTATTTTCGTATATTAGAAATACGAAAAATTAATTTATGAAAAAATACGCAATGTTCATCGGAAGATGGCAAACTTGGCACAAAGGACATGAATGGTTAATTAATCAACAATTAACAAAAGGAAAAAATGTTTGGGTTGCAATTAGAGATGTACAAGTGGATGAAAATAATCCAAAATCAGCACAACAAGTATTACAAGAATTACAAAATGAACCATTCTTTACAAATAATTGGGATAAGATAATGTTAAGTATTATTCCAGATATTGAAAGTGTAAATTATGGTAGAGCGGTTGGTTATGACGTAATTTATCACGAACCACCAAAAGAAATCGAAAAAATTAGTGGTACAGCAATTAGACAAAAATATATCGACTCAAATGGTGATGTAATTGTCTATAATATCGAAAAAAATGATAGTGCAATATAATGGAAAAGATATATTTTGACGATACTACGTTTATTTGGAAAACTAAATTAAATTTATCTACGGATAAGGAAGCACTCTTAAAACAGTCGTATTCTATAATTGAAGCAACACCACGTAGTAAAACGGATTCGTTCAGTTATAAAAAAGCTTGGCAAGCAAATTTAGATTTTATTGGTAATATTGAAATAGAAAAAAAATTAGATGAAATTGTCCAAATTGGCATTAATGAGTCTAAAAAATTGTATGAAGAAAAAAATATAATTTATAATAAAATTAATATAGATTTCTGGATAAACCAAATTCGTTCTAAAAATCCCATACAAGAAAATTTTCATAATAAAAACGACAAATACCACACGCACACCGAAATTAGTAAAAAAAGTGGTATATTCGTACCACATTATGCATGTGTCTATTATATTCAAATGCCGGAAGTTATGGAAAATGAAGATGGTGTTTTATATTTAAAAGGTAAAAATGGTAATGAATATTGGATAAGACCCGAAGAAGATGAATTAATAATAATGGAAGCGGATATGCCACATTCGGTAAACAATGCACCTAATTCAAATTTGGATAGAATTGTATTGGCGGGAAATGTAGGATTTGATTACATAAAAAAAGAAAAAAGTTTTATATGATAGTAGAAAGAAGAAGGCACATAGCAAAAACCATATCATATCGTATTTTAAGTACTCTTATTGGGTTTTTAATAATGTGGTGGGTAAGTGGTTCAATTAAAGTTGGAGCAGCATTTGGGGTAGCAGAATTGGTATATAAACCCATTCAATATTATCTACATGAAAGAATTTGGTACAAATATATTAAATACGGACTTAAAAAATAAAAAATGAAATTAATAGTAGACAAAAATCAATTTGGTTTAGAAACGGCAGAGTTTAGAGAATATCTTAAAACACCAACATACAAAACCGAAATTACACAACAAGAGGCCGATGAATTAAGAATGGAATTAACTCAAGCCTTAATAGAAAATCCAGGATTAGGTATTTCAGCAACACAAATTGGTATTAAGAAAAGAGCATGTTATATACAATTTGGTGATGAGGAATTATTCTTATTAAATCCGGTTATTAAAGAAAAGTCAAAAGAAGGATTTTTATTCTTTGAAGGATGTTTATCAATACCATCAACACTTACTAAACCAATTAGAACAATTAGAGCTTGTAAAGTTGTAGTTGATACTGATAATTTGGGAACATTGACATTTGAGATTAATCCAGAGGGTGATAAAGCAAACGAACAAGTTTCAAAAGAAACAATGATGACTGTAATAGTTCAACATGAAATTGACCATTTGGATGGGTTTACAATTAAAGATAGAGTGTATAATACACAGGTTGTCAAAAAAACCACATACGGAAGAAATGATAAAATTGTTATGAAATCCAAAGAAGGTGAAATGGTTGAAGTAAAATACAAAAATGCAAACAAATATTTTTTACAAGGATACGAAATCGTTTAATTATGTTATACACAATAATATCAATATTATCATTATTAATAGTTGCACTTTCATTTGCAATTTATAATATTTTACAAAAATTAGAAAAATATGAAGATATCATTGAAGAAAATGATAAATTCATTGAAGCGGAATTACAAAAAAATGAAGCATTACTGGAAGCATTGAGACAAATTGATAATAGTCAAATGTTTGAGAAGGATGATGACGTTGGTTCTATATTTTATCAAATTAAAGAAACAATTGAAAAATTCAAACAAAGATAAACATGCCAAGAAAAAAGAGAGGGCCGAATAGACAATATTTCCCCAAAGATACGGAAGATGCAATAATTGAATACAATCTTACAACCGACCAATATATTAAAGATAAATTATATAGAGAAAGAATTGCAGAAGCATTTGAAAAATTAGCAGAAATTGTTTATAATAAATGGAAATTTACTTACTTTGATGATGACCCAAAAGATGTAATGGCAGAGGTTGTTGCATTTATGATTGAAAAAATTCATATGTACAAAGCGGGTAAAGGTAAAGCCTTTTCTTATTTTACTATTGTTGCCAGAAACTATCTTATTTTAAATAACAATGCAAACTACAAAAGATATAAAGATACGGATGTAATGTCTGGTTTACCTGAATCATTTGATACCGAAAACAATTTTAGAGAAGAGGAAAGAAATGAAGAACATAGAACTTTTAATATTAGAATGTTAGAATACTGGGATAAACATTTAGAAAATCATTTTACTAAAAAAAGAGATATTCAAATTGCAGATTCTGTATTGGAATTATTTCGTAGAGCTAATTACATAGAAAACTTTAATAAAAAATCATTATATCTTTTAATTAGAGAGATGACCGGTCACCCAACACATTATATAACCAAAGTTGTCAATAAGATGAAAGAAAAACAAATGGCACTTTATAATGAATTTGATAGAGAGGGTGATATAAAAATTTAAAATATGATACAATTAGGTTTATCAGGATTTTACCACGATTCAGCTGCAGCAATCGTAATAGATGGTAAAGTAATATGTGCTATTGAAGAAGAGAAACTATCCGGCGAAAAGCATGATAGTTCTTTTCCGTTTAAAGCAATTCAATGGTGTTTGGATTATGCAAAAATCAGAATTGACGAAGTTGATATGGTTTGTTGGTATGAAGACCCGAATTTAAAATATGAAAGAGTTAGACAATTTATAGGTAAGTGGGGTGGATTACGATTTCCCAAAAAATGGAGAAAATTTAACAATAGATGGAATATGGATGAAGGTGCACTAAAACCTTTATTGTGGTCTATCGGATATGAAGGAGTAATTACATATACTAAACATCATTTATCTCATTTAGCATTTTCATATTATACGTCTCCATTTGATAAAGCGATTGGTTTGTCAATTGATGGTGTTGGTGAGTTTGACACAATATACACTACAATGTGTGATGATAAAGGGTTTCATAAGATTCAAACATTGCAATTCCCACATTCATTGGGTTTAATATATTCAGCATTCACCGCTTATTTAGGATTCAAACCAAACGAAGGTGAGTATAAGGTAATGGGACTTGCACCATATGGAAATAATCAAAGATATCATAGTATATTTGATAAGGTTGCAACCATTGGAAATGAATTTGATATTATAAAAATGAATATGTCATATTTTACATGGGAGACATCGGAAAATGATATGTTCAATCAAAAATTGATAGATTTAATTGGATTCCCACCAAGATTCAAAGATGAACCAATAGAACAACATCATAAAGATTTAGCAGCATCGTTGCAAAGATGGTACGAAAGTGCTTTATACTTTCTTATCAATAGAATTACAAATATTTGGAATTGTGAAAATTTGGTATTGGGTGGTGGGTGTGCATATAACGGAACTGCCAATGGTAAGATAAAAACATTTACATCAATTAAAAATGTTTGGATTCCATTTGCACCATCCGATGCAGGTTCTGCAATAGGTGCATGTTTATATCAATATCACCAAACATTAGGACATCCAAAAGTAAAAGGTGGTGATAATCAAAATCCATATTTAGGTCCTGAATTTAGTGATAAAGAGATATTAAAAGTAATCGAAGGTCATAAAGATTTGAAAGTTGAAATTATTAGAAATAGAGAAAGATACATACAAAAAATAGCTAAACTAATTGAAAAAGGTAATATAGTTGGTTGGTTTATTGGTAGAACTGAATTTGGTGCAAGAGCATTGGGTAATCGTTCTATATTGGCTAATCCACATTTATCGGATGTTAGAGATAGAATTAATAAGGTTGTCAAAAAGAGAGAAATGTTTAGACCATTTGCTCCAACGGTTACACAAGAAGATTATCAAAAGTATTTCATATCAGAAGAAGATGTTCCTTACATGAATCAGGTTGTCAAAGTTAGAAGTGGAATAAACATTCCATCAGTAACCCATGTTGACAATTCTGCAAGGATACAGACACTTAAAAGGGAAAGTAACCCACTTTATTACGACTTACTAAAAGAGTTCGAAAAACTAACAGGAACACCCATTCTATTGAATACATCTTTTAATTTAAAAGACCATACAATGACGAATGACCCAGAAAAAGCAATTTGGACATTAAAGAATTGTGATATGGATTATTTGGTTTTAGGGAATTATTTGATAAGTAAATAATTATTAGTATATAAAATAACATATGGCAACAGAATTTCAATTATTTGATGGTAAAAACTTATCATCATTATTTAAAGATATTTACGAAAATCAACAAAACAAAAAGAAAAACATTTCTGAATTAATTGAATCATTGAGAAAGTTAATTCGTAATGTGGGTGAGGCAACGGTCATTGCACCTATCATAAAAGATTTGATTGAAGTATCGGTTAAAAACGATGACCACTTAATTAAACTTGCAACAATAGGTCAAAGATTAGCAGCTGCAGAAGCGAAGGGTATTGGTGAAGATGGTTGGTTAAGTGAAACCGAAAAAGCACAATTACTTCAAGATATGGAGGACACCATTAATGCCGTTGAAGAAAAAGCAAAAGAAAAAATGGGTGATTTAGAAATAGAAATTGAAGAAATTAAAACAAAATTATAATGACTGACGTTAAATCATTTTTAGCAACAGTAGATAACGTATATGGTACAAATACTCCATTAGTAGAGAATAGTGTTAGTGATAATATAAGTGTCTATAATGAAAATACCACATTCGCAGATACCGATGCAAGACTATATGGTGCAATAACTTATTTATTTGAAGATACCATTGAGAAAGATGATTATGCTTATCCATTTGATAAAAATAATTTTACATTCCCCAAAAAAGGAGAAACTGTTATCATTTTAAAAATGTTTGGTAGAAATCAACAAACATTTTACTTACCATATACAAATACTGTATATCCAAATTATAGAAGAGATTATATTACACATGAACGTGGTTCAAAAAAAGAATTAGAATCCGCCGGTAAGGATACATCAGCTGCTAATTTAAAAAGTACAACAAATTCTGGCGGAAAGACCGAAACCAATAAAGTTAATAAAGAAGATAAAGTAGATGTTAATGAGAAAATTAAATTTTTAAAACCAAAAGATGGAGATACCATTATAAGTGGCAGAGCCGGTAATACAATAAGGTTTTCTGAATTATTTTTAACGGAAGATGATAAAACATCATCACCATCTATATTAATTCGTAATAAACAAAATCCAGAATTGGATTCACAACCAATTGGTACGTTAATTGAAGAAGATATAAATAAAGATGGTACATCTATTTATATTACATCTAATAAAGTAAAAATACCATTCGCAGAAACTATTAAAAAAACAAAAATAGGATTTAAAGATTATCCAAATTCGAAAAATTTAAGTGGTGACCAACTATTTGTAAATTCGGATAGAATTATATTATCAGCAAAAGCTAAAGAATTTATTATATTCGGTAAAAGTAATACAGGTGTTATAACCGATGGTAATTTCTCAGTTGATGCTGAAAAGGAAATTTATTTACATTCTAATAATAAAATAACATTCCACTCAGCTGGTTCTAATCAAATATTTTTAAATTCAGAAAATGGTAAAATATATTTAGGGAAAAATACCGGTGTTGGAGATGCAGGTGCAGAAGTTCAAAAGATGGTATTAGGTGGTGAACTTGTAAAAATATTAAAAGAATTAATTGATGCTATAAATAAACAAATTTATGGTACAAGTTGTGGCCCAACACAACAAGGGCCCGCAAATAGGTTCGAATTTGATATGATAAAGTCAAAATTAAATTCTTTATTATCATCTAACAATTTTTTAAGCAAGTAATATGTCTTGGACACTCTTTAAAGTAAATGTTTTAAGAGAAATGGTGTCTGGTAGATTTTCCAAAGATACCGATGCCTTTGCAGATTTCTATGCAAATGAATATGACCAATGTATAAAACGTACTGGTGGTGATATGTTATATGGTGTAAATGTAATCAATGGAAATGTAAAAGGAATGTCCGATGTAATTAAAGCAGCGATGAAAAAAGGACAAGAAAGTGAAGATGAAAATTTTAATATATTAGAAGAAATATATCCGTCAGCATTTGATGCATATTGGTTGGGTGCAGAAATGTCACCATTACCAAATCCAATTTTAAAACCATTAGGTTGGCCTTCTACTCCACCTGCACCGGGTACAATTCAAAACATCGGGCCAAGTCCAATATCATTAGCAGCATCAGCTGCTAAAAATAAAGCCGAAGTTAAAGCTTTAAAACTATTAGAAGATGAATTAAAAAAACAAATTATAACTTTACCCGCAGTAGAACCTCTACCACCAATCACTATTCCGGTTTATGAAACTGCATTAAAAATATTAAATAACAAAGTAGTTGCACCGAATATTAAAAATCATCCCGTTGTAAAAGCTGCCGTTGATATATTAAAAAAGTTGAAGGAAGCAAAAAAGAAAAAACCATCTATTGGTTCTCAAATAAAAAAATCAATTAAGTTTCCATTTCCAAAACTACCAAAGAAAAGAAAACTAATAGAAGCAGCACGAGATAAATTGATAGATGAGGCGGTTAAACAATTAGAAGAAATTATTATAAAACCGATTGAAGAAGTTATACTTGTACCAATATATGCTGCCGTAGAAACCGCAGTTATGATTGCGGATAGTATACCAAATCCAAAACCAACAAAAGAACAAATAAAAAAATATGTAAACGATACAATAGAAGGTGTAGTACCTGAAATTGCTTTACCCGGTATATCTATTCCGAAAATTCCTACAAAAAAAGAATTAAAAGAAATGATAAAAGAAAAGGTTCCAACCAAAGAAGAGTTGAAAGCTATGGCGTATGATTTGATACGAAGTAAAATTCCTCAAATACCAAATATATGGTTTATTCCACCTACATTAGTATTTTCACCTCCAACAAACATATTATTAGACCCATTTGTAACATTAGCAAAATTTCATTTAATGGGTACAAGTGGTACTATGTCAGTTATGGCACAATACCCACCACCAGCACCACCAGCTCCGGCAATATTAAATTGGACAGGTTACAGAGTTGTGGGATAAATTATTAAATCAAATATTTATTACTAAAACATATACAAACAATTATTATGGATTCAAAATTATTAGTAGGTTTAATTAAGGAAGTTGTTAAAAATGAAGTTAAACAACAAGTTAAAGAAGAATTAGCTAAATTAATTAAATCTGGTGCGGTTACATTAAACTCACAAAGAAAAACATCTGCTCCTTCATTGAGAGAGATGACAGAAGTTGCTCCTGCACCTGTTAGGAAACAACAACCAATTCTACAACAACAAAGACCTCAAATCAAAAAGGAATTTACAAAAGACCCAATGATTAATGAAATTTTAAATATGACACAGCCATTTACGGCCGCACAAAGAGTAGAAGGTGGTGCACCTGGTATGGGTGGTGGTAGTGTATTGGATATGATTCAACCAACCGAATATCAAGAGGAAGGATGGGATACTATGGATTACAGAGGAATGGAAGCACCTCAAAATGTTCCACAACAATTCGAATCAACCGGTGATGGTTTGCAAGATGCTACAATAAAAGCGTTAACAAGAGATTATAGTGAATTAGTAAAAAGATTTAAATAAAAATGGCAATAGAGTTAGGAAAAGTTAATGTAAACGATTTAACAGAAAATAATTATAAAATACTTGGTATTGGAATAAATAAAAGTTCCGATAAAGGTGGTATATTTTCTGTTAATTACACAACTCTAAATCAAGCCAAAGATAATTTAAAAAATTTAATCTTAACAAAAAAAGGTGAAAGACTAATGCAACCTGAATTTGGTTGTGATATATGGAGAGTGTTATTCGAACCAATGGATGATACCAATATAGAAAATAGAATAGAAACAACTATTAATGCAGCAGTTGATATTTGGTTACCATATTTAAACATAAACGAAATAGTATTTGATTATGACGAAAATGATATTGATAATAACAAAATTGCATTCGATATTAAATTCTCATTAAAGTCAAATCCAAACATATCAGATTGGGTGCAAATAGGCCCGAATAATTAAATAAATAAAGATGGCAATTAAACCTTTGGATAAAAATTGGGGAAGTGATAAAAAGAATATCAATTATGTTGGTAAAGACTTTTCAACTTTAAAACAAAACCTAATTGATTTTACTAGAACATATTTTCCAGATACATATTCGGATTTCAACGAAGCGTCTCCTGGTATGGTGTTCATTGAACAAGCTGCTGCAATAGGAGATGTTTTATCTTTTTATCAAGATACTCAATTAAAAGAGTCAATGTTAATGTATGTTACAGAAAGAAAAAATGTAATAGCATTGGCACAATCTATGGGATATAAACCAAAAATTTCAACACCGGCAGTTACAACATTAACGGTGTATCAATTGTGTCCATCCGTATTTAATAATGAAGGTGGTACTAGATTTGAAGTTGATGAAAGATTTTGTTTGAAGATAAAAGATGGTATGGAGATAAAATCCAACTCAAATAATGATATAACATTTAGAACAATTGATGGTGTTGATTTTGCACAAACCGGAAGTAGAGATGTTGATGTTCATACGAGAGATTCAAATGGTAATCCTTTGTGG